TGCTTCTCTCTCTAGAAGCGCTAGTCGAGAGCATCTCTCTCTAGAATTGAAGCGCTTTTACACCAATTGGAAGGGGTTCCGCTATGGTTCATTTAAGCCAAATAAAATATGAGTTATTTTATGTTTGAACAACGCTTCCGAAACAGATGTGCATATTATTTAATTCGATTGTTGTCAAACAATCATTTGTAGTTGGAGAACAAATATTAGTAAATATTTGTTATTTCCTCTGTACACAATATTCATCAGAATTCCAGTCGTGGCATAAGTAAGATCTTATGCATATAATTTTGTATCCCTTATCACTTATTATCCTCTTTGGTTTAGATTATGATTTAAATCTAAACACTGTCAAGTGACGCTGCGCGGCCTATCTGAAATTAAATTGTTAATTTCTCTGGATATGTTCATATGCAGGTGATAATTCGCAACATATTACTGAATAATGGAGAATTATTCAGGGGTGGTTGTAAACAACAAGTATGTAGAAACAAAGAGTTGCGAATACAGGCTGACGAACAACGAGATGCCTATCAAATTACAATTCCCTTCTTATTTGGAACAGAAAACTGTCCAAATAATGGGCAAATGCATGAAGGTTGACCATGCCGTTATTGAATACCGAAATCAAGTCCCCTTTAACGCCAAGGGGACCGTAGTGGTCACTATACGTGACACAAGACTCAGTTACGAACAAGCAGCACAGGCTGCGTTCACATTCCCAATAGCATGTAACGTCGATCTCCATTATTTCTCATCATCCTTTTTTTCTTTAAAGGATGAGACTCCATGGGAAATAGTTTACAAGGTCGAAGACTCCAATGTGATCGACGGGACAACATTTGCCCAGATTAAGGCGAAGCTGAAATTGTCGTCAGCCAAACACTCAACAGACATTAGATTCAAACCTCCGACAATAAATATATTGTCCAAGGACTACAACGAAAACTGTGTGTACTTTTGGTCTGTTGAGAAGCCTAAGCCCATTAGGCGGTTGCTGAATCCTGGACCCAACCAGGATCCCTATTCAATAAATGGACAAAGGCCCATTATGCTACAGCCTGGAGAGACTTGGGCTACAAGGTCCAGTATTGGGCGCAGTAGTTCTATGCGGTTGACGTCCACGGAAAGATTGGGCCTAACCAATAATGGGAGTACGTCCGAGGCAGAATATCCACTAAGACATTTGCATAAATTACCGGAGTCGTCTCTAGACCCCGGAGACTCAATTTCTCAAGCTCAATCGAATTCAATGAGTCGCAAGGACATAGAGGACATCATAGAGTCAACAATTAGCAAATGTCTAATAACACAGAGATCTAATGCAAACAAAGCTCTTTAAATTTAAATAAATAATACTTATTTATTTATCCAATGTATTGTAGTTCAAATTGAACATATGGTTCCACATGAAGGCTATGCATAGAGATAAATGCATAGCTTATTACAATAGCGTTCTTGGAAATATTTTTATAATTTCCACCGCAGTTCCCAAGATCAGGGTCCTTAAACGTAGTCCACAAAGGACACTTTGGCTTCGACAATCTCAGCCTTAATTTTAATGGAGCATATATTGCTCCAGAAGTACAGGAACAATATTTCTTAATTGGTCCCAGGACCTTAAATCGCTGCTTTTGAGTATCCAGCAAATGCATATTTGCGTAGGCAGCAGCATAAGGACCGAATAATTCGGCAAAGGATGGTATCGTATTCACACCATCTGGTAAATACGGTTTCTTGTCCAACAGGATAGATAACACGAATAGCCCGTTCATTTTGTCACCAGATTCCATTGTATGATCACTGCCAGTAGCGTTTACGTTGATAACACCAGATACATCAAGGTTTAATAACTTGATGTAATCCTCGAACGACCATTCACGATTAATACCACGAGTAGGATACTGAACAAAAGATGAAATGTCTGTGTTCTTGTCCAAGGACATATGGCTTCCATGTTGAACCTCAACAATGGAATTTTTGCGAAATTCACGATCAATACGGTCGTATCCTAGTTTCCTTGAAACATTTAATTTACTCGGTCTTAATCGACTCGTTGACGGAGTTAAAGAACTCCATCTGTGCCCGAAATTACTTCTACGTAATTTCACTGGGGTTCGTATGTTACGGTTGTACATACTCTATAAAACCCTCAAGTAGTTTGATTTTATCCGCAAATAAAATCTCTATGCATAAATAGACAAATGTTGAAAATATTAAATTTTCAACCAACGCTCATTGTTTAACACCACAAAATCGATATATTCAACGTCTATCGTTTCTTTAATTTGAAACGATAAATAGTTAAAGTCCTTTTTCGTCAAAGGACATAAATGCTCCCGGGTTTTGTCGGTTTGTGTACTCCAAATGGCATATGAGGTAATTTACCAGGGGTGGGAAAGGCACGCTCTCCAACCGGTCACTTAGCCGGTTACCTGTTACCACAAGTAGACAATGTCTTAAATAACCTCCCAGCGCGTTTCCAGAATGCGCCACGTCTTAGAGGGACCACCCACGTGGGCGAAATACCCATACACCGATGGCGGGGTCCTCAGGTAATATTATAGCTGAGGACCCCTAGAGCCGGTTAGTAGGTCTAAAGTGATAGTAACTCTAGTACCTATAAATAAGACACCGATACACCGATACATAGAGCTAAATGGCTATACACCGAT